TCTGGAAGGAAGGCGGACATTTAAAAGGTAGATATTATAATGGTGCTTTATGGGCTGCAAATACTGAGCAAACTATTGATGCAACTGCCAATGCATCTAAAGCTAGATTTGATCTTGAACATTGTATCTTTTTAGGATGCAAAATTGGTTTTGTTGTTTATGTTGATGGTGATGGAACAATTAAATGGTCAAGAAGAGATAATGGACCAAATTCTTCTGAATCTTGGTCTGCTCCTGTCACATTATGTGATTCTATTGAAGGTCATGATAGTGTTGGGATTGTTGCTCATGATGAAGGAGTTCATTATGTACTTTGGAAATTATATAATCATATAGAATATCGAAAATTTGATGATGATAGTGATATTTGGTCTCCCGCTCTCGGTGAGGCAGCGAGTTCTTGGGATCCTTCAACAATGGGCGTAGTTAAAACAACTACTATTTTTCAAATTCAAACACCTGATTCAATTGCTATAGCAGATTCTATTCTTGTTAATTGGGTAGGAAAGATTGGTGCAGATGATTGTGAAATTGGATGGGGTGTTTTTAAAGAAGGTGATAATTTAGAATTTATTGGTGCAAATGCTAGAATTCAACCTATAATAACAGGAAACGCTGAGATTTGTTTGAATGTTCCATTATATGCAAATGCTAGAATTCAACCTATAATAACAGTTAATGGAAGAATTAAACCAAGCATAAGTGCAGATGGAAGAATTCAACCTATAATAACAGCTAATGGAAGAATTCAACCTGTTATAAGTTCTAATGCTGAGATTTGTTTGAATGTTCCATTGTATGCTGTTGCAAGAATTCAACCATGTATAAGTTCTAATGCTGAGATTTGTTTGAATGTTCCATTGTATGCTGTTGCAAGAATTCAACCTGTTATAAGTTCTAATGCTGAGATTTATTCGAATACTTTATTATATGCAAATGCTAGAATTCAACCTGTTATAAGTTCTAATGCTGAAATTTGTTCGAATGTTCCATTATATGCCATTGCAAGAATTCAACCTGTTATAAGTTCTAATGCTGAGATTTGTTTGAATGTTCCTTTGTATGCAGATGGAAGAATTCAACCTGCTATAAGTTCTAATGCTGAGATTTGTTTGAATGTTCCATTATATGCTGTTGCAAGAATTCAACCATGTATAAGTTCTAATGCTGAGATTTGTTTGAATGTTCCATTATATGCTGTTGCAAGAATTCAACCATGTATAAGTTCTAATGCTGAGATTTATTCGAATACTTTATTATATGCAAATGCTAGAATTCAACCTGTTATAAGTTCTAATGCTGAAATTTGTTCGAATGTTTCATTATATGCCATTGCAAGAATTCAACCTGTTATAAGTTCTAATGCTGAGATTTGTTTGAATGTTCCTTTGTATGCAGATGGAAGAATTCAACCTGCTATAAGTTCTAATGCTGAGATTTGTTTGAATGTTCCATTATATGCTGTTGCAAGAATTCAACTATGTATAAGTTCTAATGCTGAAATTTGTTTGAATGTTCCATTGTATACTGTTGCAAGAATTCAACCATGTATAAGTTCTACTGGAAGAATAAGACCCATTATAACTTCAAATGGAGAAATTGTTGGAAATGTTCCATTGTATGCTGTTGCAAGAATTCAATCTGTTATAAGTTCTACTGGAAGAATAAGTCCTATTATAACTTCAAATGGAGAAATTGTTGGAAATGTTCCATTGTATGCTGTTGCAAGAATTCAATCTGTTATAAGTTCTACTGGAAGAATAAGTCCTATTATAACTTCAAATGGAGAAATTGTTGGAAATGTTCCGTTGTATGCTGTTGCAAGAATTCAACCATGTATAAGTTCTAATGCTGAGATTTGTTTGAATGTTCCATTGTATGCTGTTGCAAGAATTCAACCAAGTATTTTATCTAATGCAGAAATTTTAACAGATGGCGGGAATAAAATAATTGTAGTAGGCGGAGGGAATTATTATGATCTTTGTGAATTATATGATCAATGGTTAGATACTTGGTGGATTAAAACAAAAATTCCAACTGGTAGGGCAGATTCAGCAAGTGGATATATAAGAGGAAAAAGACATTTTATAAGAATTAAATATATTAATACAAACAGTCGGATAAGACCAGTTATAGTGAGTAATGGAAAGATAGTAGGAAATGTGCCCAACTTATGCGCAATGGCTAGAATACAACCTGTTATCAGTGCAATTGGAAGAATAAGACCAGTAATAGAATCCAATGGAAGAGTGAGACCTAGTATTCCTTCGGTTGCGAAGATACAGGGAACAATACGAGCAGATGGAAGAGTAAGACCAATTATTACAGGTTTGAGTAGAATTATTCCTACAATTATGTCCAAAGGAAGAGTAAGACCTATAATAACAGCTTTAGGAAAGATTGTAGAGAATACAAGTATAAATAGTATTGCCAGAATATGTTATGCAAAATTCGGATATGGATTGATAGCCAATAGTCATATTATTGCAAGAATACTAAAAAGAATATCTTCAAATGCTCGAATAAGGTTAATAATTGTAGCGGTAGCAAGTATACGTCCTGCAATAAAGGCCAATGGAAGAATAAGACCTGTTATAACAGCTTTGGCAAGAATTTTTCCAGGAATTACTTCCAAAGGTAGAATTAGACCAGTTATGACAGCACAAAGTAGAATAAGACCTATTATTCCCGCAGTGGCAAAGATACGACCTACAATTGGCGGAAATGCCAAGATAGTCTATGTTATTAAAGCGGTTGCAAGAATACAACCGAGTATCAAAACAGATGGAAAAATTAAAATACCAAAGACTGCTAATATCTCTGGAAGTGCTTATATCAGAATGGCTTGGGTTGGTGGCGAAGGTTTTCCCATTTATAATGATGTAGGTTATTAATCGTTAAATTTTTGCCATTTTGTAGGATGGGGAATTAAAATATATTTACAGAAAAAATGATGAAAGATTTAAAGAATTTATGGAGAAGAGGAAGAAATTATTATTTTAGGAGGGTAAAGGATAATGGAAATTACTTATGACCACACAACTGCTACTCAGTTAGGATTTGAGAGTACAAGTCGATGGCTTGAACTTGTTTTGCCAGGTGCTGCTCGTCAAATGGATATAAGGATTTTAGATAAAGATGGAAATCTTTTAACAACGGATCCGAAATTTATAGATTTGACAGTATATGATGATGGTGAAAAGATTATATGGTCAGGTAGATATCCTTCTGAAACAACTGAAATAAAGAAACGAGAAGATGGTGCATATTTCTATCTTTTAAATGCTGGTGCAAGTCAAGCTGATTATATGTTATATTGGACGGTTTACATCGGAACAGGTTATACAAATATTGATGTTTTTCAATATGCTAAAGTTGCAAAGCCACGGGCTCTAATGTTGTTGCCAAATCTTCGCAATCAGTTGGATAAGTCAATGAAAAATGTTCATGAGACTCATGGATGGGCAGACGACCAATTGTATTTGTTATTAGAGGGCGGAGTGCAAGAAATTTGTAAGGCGAATCCCCGTGTCAATTATACTTTAGCAAATTATCCTATTGAAGAATGGTGGCAGTTGCTTATAGATTCTGCTACTTTATTGGGATTAATATCGCAGGGCATTTTTAGCATAGATTCTGATTTACATTATACTGATCAGGGTATTTCATTTTCTGTTGAACATGCTGGTCAAATAAATACATATTTAGGTTTTTTAGTAACAAGATTTAATGAAAGTATTCAAAAGTTTGGATTGAGACATTATGCAAAACCAAAATTATTAATGCAGCTTCCAAGAAGAATTTATGGCTACCAAGCGTTGGTTTCTGCAGCGCCGTATGGCGTAAGTTTTCCACGAATATTTGGAAGACAATAAGTTTTAGAGTCAAGGAGATCAAGATGAATAAAATAGATAAGAAAGATATGTGGGTTTTGCTTTTGAGTACGGTGAGATATAGTATGGGAAGAATGACGTATATGTCTTCGCTTGCTCCTGAACTTGTTTTTCGTTATAAAGATTATCTCAATGAATATCAATTGAAACAAATAAAGGAAGAAGTTGAAAAGGAGCTTGAATGCCATAACGTAATGAAAAAAGAAAAGATTCAAGAAGATTGGTTGGGACATGAATGTGATGTAAATTCATGGATTAAATTTAAAAACGATTTGGAAGAATTATTAAAAAGAGGTGAATAAATGGCAAGTTCAAAATTCAGAGGTGTTGATTGTAATAGAGGAAAATGGAGAAGTAGGATAACGGTTTATGGAAAAAGTGTAAATCTAGGTTATTTTGAAAAAGAAGAAGATGCCGCTCATGCATATAATATAGCAAATAAAAAATATCATATAGAATTTGCTTTTTTGAAGAAATGGAAAAAACGTAGAAAAATGTCTGATGAAAATAAACAGAAGATATCTTTGAGTTTGTTTGGAAGGAAATTTTCTATTTTACATAGAAAAAAATTGAGTGAGGCAAGAAAAGGAAGAAAATTTGGTCAATTATCTGAAGCACACAGAGAAAAAATAGGATCAGCAAACAGAGGGAGGAAATTTACTGACGAACAGAAAAAAAGAATGAGTATTGGCCAGAAAGGAAAGAAATTATCGAAGGAACATATAAGGAAATTATGTTTATATTCACAAAGGAAAGATGTAAGAAAAAAAATGAGTGATATGAACAAAGGACAAAAAAATCCTATGTATGGAAAAACTCATTCGTCCGAAGCAAGAAAAAAAATAAGCGAAAGTAGTAAAAGAACATGGAATAATCCTAAACACAGAATTAAAATGTCTATGATAATATCAAAAGGAGTTAGGAAGAAGTGGAAAGATACAAAGTATCAAAAATTGCAAAAAATTGCAAAGAATGCAAGTCCAAACAAGCCCGAAACAACTTTAATTAACTTGTTAAACGAAGTTTTACCAGGAAAATATAAATTTGTAGGCGATGGAAGTTTTTATCCAAAAGGATGCGGTTTAAATCCTGATTTTATGAATATCAAAGGAAAGAAAAAACTAATAGAACATTTTGGTGATTGGTGGCATGGGGAAAAAATTCAAAAGAAATCCAAAAAATACCATGAGAGAGAAAGAATAAAACATTTTCGGAATTTTGGTTATGAAACATTGGTAATTTGGGAATATGAATTAAAAGACATAAAAAAAGTTGCAAGAAAGATTATGAATTTTGATAGGAGGTAAAATGGGATATTGGGGCAATCCACGCCAAAGGTTGGAACAATTAAAATTTTGGTCAAGAGTACGAAATGCAAACGAATTTTTATTATCTATAAATGCTTTTGTAGGATATTTATGGATTCGTAAAACTGTCGGACAGCAGTGTACTTGTGTTAAAGATATTTCTGAACAGGCCGACAAGAAATGTTCAATTTGTTATGGAACAAAAATAGTAGGTGGATATGAACGATGGGGTTTTAATACAGTTTCTATGGATTCACAATTTGAAGGATTGGAAATAGATTCAAAATTGAGAATAAGAACTGATTTTACTCCACATAGAATAGTTTTGGATAGAGGATGGGAGAGTGGTGAAATAATTACTCCTTATGTTGAGCCTCGACCAAATTTAGGATGGATTGGTTTTAATGCTGATGATTATGTATATGATTCAGAACATTCTGGAATAGATTATTATTGGCAGGAATATGGGAAAGATGAATGGAATTCAATAATAAATTTTCCAACTTTGGCTGTTATTGAAAGATATGTGAAATTTAAAATAGTTATACGAAGAAATAATCAAACTATAAAAAGCCCTGTTTGGGGTATGATTCAAGTAAGAAATAAAAACTTTATAAAAACTGAATTAAATCTATCAAGAGAAAGGCCTTCTCAAAGAAAAGATAGAAGTAGGGAGAAATACGGAAATTTCGAAGTGGAAGATGGATTGAAGATGTGGACAATAAATGCTCCTGTTATAGATGATAATGATTTTATAGAATTACGAACAGGATTGAGAGAAAATAAAAGATACAGAGTAACAGGTTTTGAACAAAGCGAGCCAGGTGGAATTTTATTAAGTCAGCACATGACTTTAAGAATTTTACAACCAAATGAAATTTATTATAAGGTATTCTAATGGCAACAAAGATTTGGACAACCAAAGAAGATTTTGATAGTGGCAGTTTAAACAATGTAGTAGATCATCGTAATAATGATTTACAATTGGTTTACGCCTGGAGTTTTGGGGGAGATCTAAACGAAGCTAAATATAGTATGGCAGGGGCTGGAACACAAACTGCAGGTCTTTGTTTTGGTGGCGATAAAGATGGTAATGACGCACTTATAACAACAGAAGAATATGTTGGATCATTATGGGCATGTGCTGGAGATTTAAATACTGGTCGGCGTAATTTGTCTGGTTGTGGTACTCAAACAGCGGCGCTCAGTATTGGCGGACGTACTACTATAGATGAAGTTATCACAGAAGAATATGATGGAACATCATGGGCATGTGCTGGAGATCTAAATGTAGCCAGATTTTGGATGGGCGGGGTTGGAACACTAACCGCTGGAATTTGTTTTGGTGGAAGAAATGGTGTTCCCACAAACTTTGATAGTACAGAAGAATATAATGGAACATCATGGTGTTCGGGGAATGGTTTAAGTGTAATAAAATTTGGTGTGGGTGGAGCAGGAACACAAACAGCAGCGCTTTGTTTTGGTGGTAGAAATATTGCTAGTTATGCTACAACAGAATATTACAATGGTACTTCTTGGAGTTTAGATAGTGATTTAAATAAGGCTAGAGATAGGTTGGGAGGAACAGGAACACAGTCAGTGGCTTTGAGCTTTGGTGGTTATGACGGTGTTACTTATTTAGCAAATACAGAAGAATATAATGGTTCTATATGGACAGTAGCTTCAAGTTTGAATGTGTTAAGGTATCTTTCAATGGGAGCTGGAACTCAAGAAGCATTATGTGCGGGTGGTTCCGCCGCAGTAGGTTTTAGATTAGAAAGTACAGAAGAATATTGCCCAGTAGCATCAGGAACATGGACAGTAGATTTTGATAGTGGTTATAATCTTTCAGTTTGGGGAAGTACAAAATGGGATGATTTATCATGGTTAAATGCTGGCGGAGGTAGTTGCAAGGCCAGAGTGAAGTCTGCTACTACTCAAGGCGGTTTAGTTGGTGCCACTTGGTATCCTACTGGCGGAAGTGGTTATTATGAAACACAACCAGTAGATGTGGAGTGTCCGGACAATAGATGGTATAGATTAGAAGTAACTTTAATAGAAGGTAGTACCCCACAAATAGAGCAAGTGGGTCAAGATTACAGTCCTCCCTTGCCAACAATTATTGGAAATGCAAATATTCAAACTTATATATTTTATACAATAGGGGCAAATGGAAGAATTCAACCTGTTATAACTGCAAACAGTGAGATTAGTTTAAATGTTCCATTGTATGCAAATGGAAGAATTCAACCAATAATAAATGCAGATGGGAGAATAAGTCCTGTTATATCAGCAAATGGAGAAATTGTTGGAAATGTTCCATTGTATGCTGTTGCAAGAATTCAACCATGTATAAACGCTGATGGAAGAATAAGATCTGTATTACCCGCTGTTGGAAGAATTCAACCTATTATAAGTGGAGACGGTAGAATATGTCCCATAATAATTGCCAATGGAAGAATTCTTTATATGATTACAGCTAGTGGTAGAATAAGTCCGATCATTACAGCGACAGCAGTAATTTTTCCAAGCATAAGAGCTAGTGGAAGAATTCAACCTACTATAAGTTCTAATGCTGAGATTTGTTTGAATGTTCCATTGTACGCCGTAGCAAGAATTCAACCTGTTATAACTGGCAATGGAAGAATTCAACTTATAACAACAGCTAGTGCAAGAATTGCACCATCTATAGGTGGTAATGCAGAAATTGCTTTAAATGTTTCATTGTATGCAAATGGCAGGATAAGACTTCCAAATTATTCAAGTTATACTATTAATGCACTTGGAAGAATTATTGCAGAAAGACGAACAAAATTATTTATAAGCTCTGATGTAAAAGAAAATATTTTATTATATCAACGATATCAAGATTTAAGAGGTTTGGTAGTAGATGAGAATTTTTATACTAGGGATGGATATGTAGTTCCTCGCAAGAGAGGAAGAACTAATTTAGGAAAATATTTGTTTGCATTACAGAGTCCGTTTTTCGCACAAACAGTATGGTCAGTGAATTTAAACAGTTCTTATCAATTTGATATTTTAACTGATGCAGTTGGAATAGCTCCTTTTAGAATGGCATTAGCAAGAGGAGAGAATAGAATTGATGTAACTCGTAAAGAAACTAAAGTAGAATTGTTAGAAATACATCCTACAACCAGAACAAACATTACTCCTTTTGCAAAAACAGCAAGTATGATACAGAAAGAAACTTTTGTGATAAAGGATGTGAGTGGACAAAAAACAAGATTATTGGATAGTGAATATTCGTTTGTTAATACTAGTTATATTAAAATTGTAAGTTCTGCATACGATGCGTCTGCTATATATACAATTTATTATGTGGTAATAAATCCAGGAGAATCTGAACCAGAAAAAAGAACGTATACTTCGTGGGTGAGAAGTTTAAATTATGTAACATGGTTTGGAGCGTATTCTGAAGAATTAATGTCAATAGACGATTCTTCTGATGAAACTAAAGATGATACTTATTTGAAAACTGCTACACATCAGAGTTTGATAGATAATTTTGGAGCAACTTTAGCACGTACAGAACCTGATTCAAAATGGACAGTAGATGGTTATCGGGAGATTTTAGAAGAGTATTATCATTCATATTTAAGATCTTCAACAACTCAAAAAGGTGTTAAAGATGGAATTGGAAATATAGTAACAATTCCTCCTAAATTGGAAAGTTATCAAAATTACAAAAAATGGATTTTGGGATGGCAATGGCTTCCTACTAGGGAATTAAATGTTAATCCTATATCAGGATTTCCTGATGGATGGGTAATTAGTGGAGGAACATGTGAGGATTCAAATAATAAACTTTTTGGTAATAATGCGCTAAAAATCACCGTTTCAAGTGGTGCTACTGAAGTAATTATCGAATCTAATGCAATTTCGACATGGAAACGATTTATAAATCGAAATTGGAGATTGAGAGGATGGTTATGTAAAGAAAGTGGACCAACACTAGGTATCAAACTTGGAATATCCGAAGATGGTGGAAATTCATGGAATTGGAATTCTCAAACTTTGACAAGTACATATAAAAGATTTACTTTTTCTAGACATGTTAGTAAATATGCTACGAATATCCGAATAAGATTTAAAATTACTGGACCAATAGCTGGAAAGATTATTTATCTGAATTGGCCATCTCTGGAAGAAATGAGAGATAAATGTTTGCATGTGGGATCTTCATCCTACTATCCTGAGACAATGAATTATATTCCTGCTACTTATGTAAATGCATACACATTTACAGTAGGAGGAAATAGAGTAGCGGAATTTACATATTTGAGAGACGTATGTGCAAATTGTGGAGTTGATGATATAAAATATGGTAAGGTATCCCAAAGTTCGTACGTGGTTGCTACAGACATTACAACAGTTTTGTTGACAACAAGTATTTTAACTTCTAATTTGACAGATGTTAAATTTACAGTTAATCCTGTTTATTGGTCAACTGTGCCAAGAAGTAAAGCAAAATCGTATCATGGGTTTAGAGTATTTTGTTGGGGAATTCATACTTTGACAGAGCAGGAAAAGAGATTAGTAGGATTTGTATCATCTGGTGGGATCAATGTTATGAATCCTGGAACAGGACATCCGTTTTACATCAAATCAGCAGAAGCGATTTTAGAACTAGTAGAGGAAGATGATTATAGAATTTATAGTTCTTATGATAATTTGAAAGCAGGACAGAAAACAAACATGGAAGTGGTGAAACGAGAGGATATTGTATAACATTATTGATAAAATTGTGTATAATACATTGTGGGAGATATTATATTGTTTCAGATGAAATTAAAAGTGGAGTTCGGAAATACATGGAATAGATTGAAAAATTCCTCCAATTGGGGCGATATTAGAAATGATTTGCTAGTTCGAATTTCTAATGAATTAATGGGAACAATATCTTCTACTGCAGCGGCCGGATGGAAGAGACCAACTGGATTGGGAGATCAGAGTTGGTATGTAACTGTTGATAAAGGTGGTGGATATGCAATAATAGGAAATAGACAACCGTACATGTATTGGCAAAACTTTGGAGTAGTAGCTCATCAAATGCGTTATTTACTAAATGTTGGTGAGAAGATGTATTTAGCTTTTGGAAAATATCCATATTGGGCAAAAAAATTCATACCTGTAAGAACTGAAACAGGAACTATTGTTTTTAGAAGATGTACAGAAAAATCCATACGTGCCGGAGGATGGTGGAATCCTGGATATCCAGGGAAAAACTTTGTTAGGGACGGCATAGAACTTTATAGAAACACAGTTTTAAAACAGACATATCGTGATGTATTGTTACGTGGCGGAGCATTAAGGAGATAAACAAATGAGAATAAAAATGTCAGAAATAGAAGCAATGCCTAGAGATTATTGTGATAAATGCGGAAAAGAATTGGGAGATCCTACATCGTGGCACAGAGACATTTTAGGAAATAGATTTTGTAGTTATGCTTGTAAAGAAAATTATAAAAGAAAACAAGATAGACAACAAGATCAAAATAGACAAGGAGAGGTTTAATGGCTTTTGGTAATTTTATAGAAAATGCAAAAAAGACTATAATACAACTTATTAGAGACCAGTTTAAGGATGAAGGCTGGGCCTTTGAAGAAATGCCGAAAATGGAGAAGTTTAATTTTTATTCTGCAGATCCGTACGAAACTTTTGTTCGAGCATTAACAAGCCTTCCCGACATCGACCAACAATTGCCATTAATTGCTGTAACAGTTGGAAGTTCTATTGGTAAAGAAATGGGAATAGGAAGATCAGGGGATTATTTAGGCATGGTAACAGACACTGATGGTTATTACTATAAAAGATATAGTTGTGCTGTAAATATGACAATAAATATTGATATAGGAAGTGAAGATGAAAATACTAGGACTGAATTAGTAGATATAGTGCTTGGATTATTTCAATTTTATATGAGGGAAAGGGGGTGGGAATATAATCCTCCAGAAGATTCAGAAGATATGTTTCAAATAATTTTTGATAAAATAGTGAATGTGATGGGAGAGAATGAAGTACCAAAGCCAGAAGGAGATGTGTACGACAAAATATTTGTAAATCGATTGTCTTTTAATGTGATTATGATAGATTATGTAGATAGGCTGGCGGAAGGTCAGGGTAAAATTGGCCCAGGAGTAGATGAAGCACATAAAGGACCAATTTCTGTTGAACCAGATCCAGATGGCCAAACAGGAGAAACTTATAATTGGAAGTAGAATAAAAAAAAACAAGGAGGTAAAACATGAAAGCAAAATTAATTATAATCTTAATAACCTTTGGAGAGGAGGTGTAACATTATGAGTACAAGTAATTATCAACGACCCGGCGTTTATATTAGCCAGGATACAAGAGCAGTTCTCGCAGCTTTTGGAGGGTTGCCGAGAGCATTGTGTATTGTTGGAGAGGCAAGTAGATCGAAAGTTGTTTCAGATGAAATAGTAAGACGTGGTTATGTGTTAAAGGAAAGTATTACGCCCGCCGCCGCGTCTCCACATCAGGCTGAGTTAGATTATACGGCTAATCAAGTAAAAACAGATACAATAATGTATCGAGATAATGTAGAATTGGATCCTGATGGATGGGATTTTGATGACGCAACACATGTAACTATCAAAGATTTTGCATTTACTGGAGGTTCTGTTTATACAATAAGCTATCAAGCAAGTGCAGTATCTCCGCCCGCAACTGATCCGTTAGTAAATGTAACTATTGAATCAATATCAATGGTAGGAACTTATCCGAGAGTATCTTATTATGTTCAGGGAACGGATTATCAATTGACAGCTAATAAAGTGGATTGGACTCTTGGAGGAGCAGAACCAAATCTGGATACTTTTTACTATGTTTCATATACATATACAAGACCAGATACAGATTATAGTACTCCAAAATTAGCTTTTAGTTTGGATGAAGTGTTGAATGATGTTGGTGGTTTAGATGCTACCAATTATTTAGCAATAGGTGCTCAAATTGCATTTCAGCAAAATACACCATTTTTATGGTATATGCAAGTTAAGGATGCTGATGCTGATGGAACTTATACAGTAAATGATTATAAGACTGCTGTGGATGGATGCAAATTGAAAGAGGAAATAACGGATATTTGTATTTTAATGCCAACTAATTTTAGTAATTCGGATTATGATTTATTAACTGCGTATGTACGTCAGCATGTAATTGATGAATCAAATATCTATAAAAAGCACGAAAGAATTGGTTGGTTCGGAAGAAAGATAAATACGGATATAGGTGATAAATCAACACAATATACTTTTGTTTATACAGCATCACAGCTTTTGGTAGCTTTTGCTGGTAGTCCTGGAAGAGGAAGATTAGTATTGATTGGTCCGAGTTATTGTCAGAAGACTATTACTACAGAATCTGGAATGGAATTGACAATGACTTTAGATTCATCCTTTTTAGCATGTGCAGTTGCTGCAAAACAAAATAGTTTTGATAGCGTGGCAGATTCGTTGTTAAGAAAAACAATAACAGGATTTGATTCTATTGAAGAGTGGAGTCCAGAACAGGTAGATTATTGTGCTGCTAGCGGAGTTTGTGTTGTAAGTTATGTAGGAGGATTGCATATATTGTTGGATCCGATTACTACTGAAAGTGGAAATGCAATTGAATTTCAGGAAATATCAGCAACATGTCAAAGAGATTTGCTTACAAAAAGGATGAGAGAATATTTGGATGCAAATATTATTGGTTTAGTTCCAGATGACCTTGATGACTTTTTATGGGATATAAAAGGAGCAATTGTATTGGTATTAAAAGCGGCTGTTTCAGATGGTGTGATTGGTACTTTTACAGATGAAGATGGAACTACAAGGGAAGTAGATACAACAAAAGATATTGATGTGAAACGTGATTTAACAGATGCAACAAAATATCTTTTTAAATATTGGTTTAATCTCAGATATCCTGCTAAGAGATTGTTTGGTTCATATACTGTAGATACACCATTTTATGAACAGAAAGTATAAAATGAAGAAAGGAATTTAAAATTTAATTTTTGGAGGAGGTGAATTTATATGGGTAGAGCGCCATTTACAAAAGCCATAACTCAACATATAGTTTCAATTAGAGTTAATGGTCAGACTATAGGTTATATACAGCAGTGGAATGCATCACAAAGAAAGGATATAACTCGTGTTTTTGAGATTAATGCTGCGACTTCAGGAAGAGCAATTGAATTAGTTCCTGGAAATACTACCGAGGATACTATTGCTGTAAATAGATATGATATCTACAAAAAGTTAATGTGGAAGGCATTTGGTTTTGCAGCAACAATTGTCCATTTGTCAGATCATTTAAGACCTTTTGATGTTAAAGAAATTTGGAAAACACCACAAGGAGAAACTTACGGAACAATGTATACAGGATGTTGGTTTGCTGATACTGGAAGAGATATAGGTGCGACAGGTGAAAGAGTTATGATGGCTAGAGGAACATTACAAGTAACTGATAGAATTCCATTAAGATAATTTTTATGAAAATGAATTTGGAGGTGAAACATGGCAAGTCCATTAGATGATTTGAAAAAATTGTTAGTTGATGGTTCAATAACTAAAGATGTTGAATACGAAGGACATACTTATACTTTTTCAAGTTTAAATGAAGAAGAAGATGTTTGGAAAGATAGGTTTGTTCAATTGGATTCACCTTTAGCAATGGCCACTTCTAAAAGAGCACCTACTTTGGCAATAGCTTTGAGAAAATTGGATGGGATACGTGTTGAAGATTTATTTCCTGATTTTAATAATAATGCACTATTGGAAAGTGGAATAAAATTTCTTATAGCACAGACTTTGTTAGATGATTATTTTAGGAAAATGAAGAGAGAACATATTTCCGCTTTATTTGGTTTATATGTTACTGAAATAGAAAAACCAGAAAAAGAGGCAATAGTTCAAATAAAAAACTCCTAAACGAGCCCTCTTGGAAGATGAAGTCTAATATATTGGCTTCTAAAGGGGTGCTCGTATCTGATCCAAATGTAAAGAAAATGAATAAAGCTCAATGGATTTTTGAATATGAGGGATATGTAAGAAAAAGAAAAAAATTCCTAAGAGATCTAGGATTGCTTTTGGTAGGAGAAAAAGCTCAAAAATTGGATATAGATGAGGAAATGGAATTACTTCCATTAGCGTACGTTTTGAATCCAGAAGTAATGAATGAGTATATTAAGAAAACAGAAGAAGAGGAAGAAGGTTTGAATATGAATGATGAAGAATACGAGAATATGTTGAAACGGTATGAAGAATCTGGTTATAAACTTGATGATATTGAATTGATGGAAGAAAAAAATGAACAGGAGAAAAATAAATAAATGTCTGATGAACAACTTCAGTTAAAATTAGAATTAGAAACTGAAACTGCAAAAAGAGAAGCCACTGAAGCTCTTGGTTCTATAGGAGAAGAAGTTAAAAATTTGGCTGAAACTTTTACTGATGTTTCTACTAAATTAGAAAGTGTGGCCGATTCTTTTAGTTTATTAAAGACTAGAAGTGCGGCCGATTTAGAAAATGTTTCTAAAACAGTAAGAAAAACTGAAGAAGATTTTGAAGAACTTACTAATACTCAGGAACGAGGCACTCAAAAAATGGGAACAACTGGAAAGGTAATGGGTGCTGTATGGAAAGATTTGAGTTCAGGAATGGGCGCGCTTAAACAAAGATCAATGGACCTTTTAGGTTTAAGAGGATTAGCTTTGGGCGGTGTTGGAGTGACGGGAGGATTTGTAGCACTTGCTGTTGGAAGTTTTTTAACGGTAGATAAATTAGATACAGCAATTAAAAATCTTTCTTTTGATGCCCAAGGATTGAGAGGCCAGCTTCTAGGTTTGAAAGAAACCAGGGCTGGTGATACTTTTAAATTAATGGGACATAATGTTGATGCTTTACATGAACAATTTAAAGGATTAGGGCATAAAGGCGCTGTAGAAGTAATGTCAGCTTTTGCAAAGTCTGGAATTGAAGTAAAATCCTTGTCAGATAATACACGAGATTTATCTGTTTCTTTTGATACCATTTTAGGACTTCCAGTAGGAACTACAATGGGAGATTGGACATCAAAAGCTAAAGAATTTGGACAGGATATTAATTTTGTATCTGATTCTATGGTGAGTATGTACGGAGATTTTGGTGCTTTTATTGAACAGGGACGAAAGGGTGCAGTAGCTGTTACTGATTTGATGAATTCTTTGGAAATGGCGGGGAGGTCTTTATCGGGATGGCATACAAATTGGCAACAAATGATAGATTTGCAACTTTTATATATTGATGGTGCTGAAAAAGCTGGTATGAGTACTGAAGGAGCGAGCCGTTCTTTCGCAGGTTTAGCTGGATCATTGGCGAATTTATCAGAAGGTAAATGGTCTTTTATTCTTAAAGATATGGAGAAAGTGGGAGCGGGTACTACGGGTGGAACAAAGGAAAGTATTGAAAGAGTGCAAGCCCATTTAGTAAAACAAACAGAGGCAATGGGAGGCGGATGGTATGGTAAAATGGAAGCTGCTATTCAGATGCCTATGACGATGGCTAAAGAAGGTTCAAAAATGAAAGCGGCGGATATAAGTACTTGGTATGGTATGTTGTTGGAACAAATGGTACCAAAAAGTATGCGAGGAAACAAAGGTTTGGAAATGGCGTGGTTAAAGAAAGAAATGGGAATGGGACAGCAAGAGGCTAAAGCTATAACAGAAATGGCTGAATTTTATAGAAAAGAAAAAAAAGGAGAATTGACTGAAGAAGGTAAGAGTAAAAGAGATAAAACAATAACAGATATGGCAAAACAACAAATGGAAGATAGGTTATCTGCAACAGAAAGGATAACTGCAGGAATTGCTCGTTGGTGGGTTAGAGTTGCTCCACACATTTTTTCTATGATTATGGGAGCAGTGGATCTCATTGTTAAGGCTATTGGTGTAGTAGCAGGAGAAACTGAATGGAAAGATGTTAAAGAAAGTATGGCTTTTTCATCGGCCGCTTTTGGAAAATTTATGGATGTTACAAAAACAGAATTTAATAATCTGTTGGGCATTGGAAAAGATATTAAAGGAATAGAAGGTTTGCTACCTCCAGATTGGGGAAAAGATGAAGAAGAAGCTAAACTTTCCAGAGAAAGAGAGCTTATAAAAAAACTTTCCTCACCAGATGAACCAGGGTGGAAAAAAATTGGAATGAAAGGGAGGAATCAAATGGAAAGAGATACTTTTGGAGTGGAAAGGGGATCATTGGCCTCAGCTACGGCAGGAGTAGTCAACGTTGTAAGAGGTAAAGAATTATTTATTAGAATTACTAAAGGACAAATGTTACAAGTATTGGGCGGGGAATCTGATGCAACAAATAAAGGAGGGGTATAAACAATGGATGTAGAAAAAATATTTGATTATACTTTATGGAATCCATTGAATCCTATTGAACATTCACAGAGAATTCCTATGAAAATTTGGACCGATTTATCAGTTCATGATGGGGGAGGGGGTAAAGTACCAGGTGCTGGAGCTAATAAAAAACAAACAATGCTGGAATTATCTGTAAATCCTCAAAGCGTAGCTTTTAAACAAGTAAAAAGAATTACCAGTGATGTAGTTAGAAAAGGAAGAGTATATTATTTTTGGTCTTCGGCTCCTGGAGAACGAAATTTGGATATATTGGCTTTGACAATTGGAGGAGTATCTGGATCTATTTTGAATAGAGTGGCAAATACTCAATATCAGCAAACATTGGGAGAACAAAAAATATCAAATCCACCAGAGGGCGCTATTAATAAGAAACATCAAAAATGGATGAAATTATATTCTATGACAAGAGAGGCAGCATATCCTTTAGAATTGAATGGAGAATTTAATTATGCATATATTGAATATGTAAGTCCAATTTTTCCTGCAGGAAAAACAATAACTTTTAAAGGACATTTTTCTAATCCATTGGATTTTGAAGAAAATGCAGAGAGACCATTTTTAATAAATTACTCTTTTGAATTTATAGTTCATCAAACCGATCCTTCATTGGATACTATTTTAGAAGAAGCATCAAAATTTTTATTAACTAGATAGAGGATAGAAAATGGAACAAGAATTTTTTCCAGAGGGCGGATGTGTTCGTACAGGCGAACCTTCATATAGAGTTTTTATATTTACAAAAGAAGTGACTGAGGATGTGAAAAGTGTAAACATAACATGGTCTACAATTGATTCGACTTGTTCTATTGAATTGACAAATCCTCGTGAAAAATGGATTATAACTGAAAATAATCTTAATGGAATATGGAGAGAGGATGAAAAAATAAAGAAAGCAATTTATAAAAGAAAGAAAACATTTATAGTTACAAAAAAATCTAAAAGTACTATTAATAAAAATGAAAATCCAAAAAGTGAATCTTCTACTACTCATACTGAGGCGGGAACTTGTGTTTATGATTTATATGAAGGAGATAGTGTTATTTCTTGTGGTGATACTGTTAGAGTATATTTAAAAGATCCGTTTTCTGATTATTGGTACAGAGGATTTACAGGATATGCTTCTCCTGTAACAGATTCTTACAGCGCAGATGCAGATCATTTTATTTTAACAGTTCATTGTGAAGATACAAAAAGATGGATAAGAGCTACAAGATTAGGATGGGGAGTTTGGGGTTCAGATAGTTCTGTTAGTTATGCAACACAGGAAGAAACAGAAAAAGCAACTGTTTCTTCTATATGGCAGTATGTTGCACCTGGTAAATCATTGGAAGAATTAGTAGTTTGGTTAATTACTGGAAAAACTCTTGATACTTCTGTTATTGGTGATATGCAAATAAAACCAGACAAAGAAGAGGAATTAGAATTACGTTGTGGGAATTTTACATTAGGAAAAAGATGGGTTATAAAAAATAACAAAGATGTTGAAGATGCTCAATTATTTTTATTTAATGAATGCTTGAGAGTACAAGGAAAAGGCGCAGATGCCGAAGATCTTATTACTGAAGAAGGCAAATTTGTTACTCGTGCGGGAAGTGGAGAAAATGCAAAGAAGGTAGATGATGGAAGTCTTTATAATGTAGATGGTCAGATTCATGTAATGATTCCAGAATATTTGACATATACTGGAGAAGATGAAGAAGAAGGAGGTATTTATTTAAAACCGCATACAATGCTTCAAGAAATTGGATATAGAGACGAATATTCATCCAGACTAGGTATAATTCAAGATTGGGCAGAAACAGTAGAATTTAAATTTTATGCATTGCCAAATGGCGATGTTTTGTTAGAATTTCCACAATATGATTTTAGACCTGAAGATTATGGTAAAGCTAATGATTCAATAACAAAAGGTAAAGAAGTTTTTAAAGTGACAAATAAAGAAATTATGGGATGGGATATTACCGAAGATGATGGAGGCATTGATACTCTTTTTGTAGTAGGAGGTTCTTTAGAACAATATTTTAAAAAAATAGGTGATTCAGCTCAATTAAGCGGGAGAATAGGAATATCTGGAAAAGAAAGTCTTACTAAAAGATTTGGTTGGAGATGTAGAAATTTAGATGCTCCTTTAGTTACTTCAAAAGAAGGTTGTGTATTATTGGCTGAAGCACTTTTGAATAGATCATTTTCTGAAGCAAAAACAATGAATGTGGATTGTACTGCTCGATATGAAGTTTGGCCAGGAAGGCCTTATTTAGTGGAAGGAAGAAGAGTTTTAGGATATTGTACTTCTATAGAACATACTATTGTATGGGGATCTCAATTAAAGACTAAAATAAATCTAAGCTATTTAAGGGGTTGGAATACAGAAAAAGAAGAATGGACTACAATAGGAGGAAAGTTAATAAGTGAAGAAAGACGATATTTGGATTATAGTAAATTATATTCTTCTGAGAAGAAAGGAATATAACTAATGAGAAATTTATCTCCAGGAGAAGCAGCAAGTTGGGAAAAAAGAGTAATAAAGGATCCTTATAATAAACTGGTTGAAGGTATTATTACTAATGTTTTTACTGATACTGGTTATGCAACGGTGAGAATTCTTCAACATGTGGGAGTAGAAAAGGATTGTCGAATCGCCTTTCAAAGTATAGGAGCTTTTTGTAATTGTAGAGTTATGCCATGTCAAGGTGATATGGTTTTAGTTGCATATACTAGAGGAAATAGACCAGAAATTATAGGATATGTTTCTCCGACTAAATCTAAAGTAATGAATAGTTCAGGAAAGATGGATGAAGATCAAAGCAGAGGAGGTTATTATCAATTAATAAAAGCTTCGCAAGATGGGGAAGAATGGGAAGTTGTTTCTCCAGGTGGAAATGGTAGTAAAAAACCCTGGAAACAAAAAATTGTTTTTCGAAGAATTGAACAAGGAGAATTTAATTATAAGAGCGGTGCTCCCCATTATCCAGGCGGTGCAGAAATATATGGAAATAGAATGGGAAATTTATATTTATACGGAGGACCTGCAGTTTTAATAAAATTATTAAGAGATGCAAATGAAAATCAACAATATGCAGATTTATTTAGAAGAAGAGATAATGATTCTGGATTAGGTAGTTGTTCAATAGAAGAACGATTTGGAACAGTAAAAAGAAAAGTAGATACAATGAATATTACTTCACTTGAAGAAGAATGGCCAATTCCAGTAGGAGGTTGGAAAGGAAGTTGGAAATCGACTACAGAATCGGCGAAAGAATATTGTTTAAAAATAAAAAGAAAAGTTGGGATGGGAAGTGCTTCAACTCATAAGAATTTGATAGAAATTAAATACGGAGATGTTATAGATAATAAAGGATTGGTCGAATATAACCCAAAAACTAAAAAAGAAGTTAGAGCCAAACTATCAGTTTTTGATGAAGATGATCAGAGTGGAAAAAATTGTACAACTTTTAAAATTGACAAAGCTGGAAATGTTTATGTAAGACAGATGTTAAAAGCGACAGATTTTTCGATAATAGGATTAGCAGCGACATTTTGGACTCAATTTAAAAATTGGACTGCTTATATAACTGAAAATAAAAAACAATATATTTTAAAAGATGATTTAAAAATGGTTGGGGGAAGTCAGACAAATATAGTTTTAAAGAAAAGCATAAATTTTATAGGTAAACAGAAAACAGATATTGTATGCGGAAAATGGGAAGTAATGGCTTTAACTGCAGAAATAAGAGCTATGTCAGTTAAACTAGGAATGGGAAGTTTTCAGAAATTAGTGAATGAGACTTTTTTAACAAATTTATACAATACGCATACACATCCTGGTGTTTTTCCAGGGCCTAGTGTAACAGGACCTCCTATAATTCCAGGAATTCCATTGGTACATACAACAATTAATACTGAGGCGGGATAAAATGGCTGGAAAACCCTTTGATGAATGTTTCTATGATTTATTACGAGCTTTGGCCGTTGATGAACTTGCAAGTTTAAAACAATATCTTCAAGATTCTAAAGGATTGATTTCTCATGAAATAAATGATATAGGTTTTAAAATATCAAGAATTGATGATTGGCAATCAACTCTTCAAGGTGAATTAGGTAGAATAGAGAATAAGGTTAAAAAATATGCAGATCAATACGGAGCAATGCCTTTTGCAGATTTTATTGATTGTATAGATAGTGGAAATATGGCGGATGATATGCGGTCAATGATGGAAGGATATCTTGATAAATATTACGATTTAAAATACAATTTAATAAGTTCTACGAGTATTCAAACTTATTGGGAAAATATTGATTTATATAGAAAAGATTTAGAATCCAAAATAACAGACTATATTGAATCTATAGATAGCATTTTAGCAGAAAAACTTACAGGAGTCTTTTAATGACTAAAACTTTTAAAATATCAGATATAACACGGACAGGTATTGGTGATGTTGAATTGTCCAATCAAGGACAACCAGAAATTTTGGAAAACAGGGATAAGTTGATACAGGATATATTGGAAATATTGTTAGTAATGGAAGGTCAGCGTGATGTGCCAAGAACGTCTCCAGAATTTGGTTCTAAAATATATAAAATTTTGGGATATCCACTTCCAGCAGGAAGTTTAGAAACTTTATTGAGAGGTGCAATTGATTCTGCTATAGTGAAATTAAAAACAATGCAAGGAGAAAAAATAAATTTATCAAAAGAAGAACATATTTTTAAAATAACTTCATTACAAATTAAAAAAGAACAAAACGTGCTAGGATACAGATTTCATTTGGCTATTGATACTTATGATAAACGTGTGGTAACAATTGAAGGAACTTTAATCTAGGAGATTATAATGGCTGTCTTAAAATATACAAGAGAAGAAATAATTGCAAGATTAAAAAAAGCTATTCAAGATTATGATTCTAATATGGATGTTGATTACGGTCCTGTGAAGGATTTAGTAATTGATCCAATATCAGAAGAATTAAGATTGGTAAATGATAATATTTATCATGTTCATAGAATACAATCTCTTTTAAATTCAACAGAAATGGATGACGAAGAATTGGATAGGTTAGCTTATAATTGGCAAATTGTTAGAAAAGGTGGAACTCAGTCAACAGGTACGGTATGGTTTCAATGTTCATCCCCACCTTTGTTGGATATGGAAATTCCTTTGAATACGGTAACATCAACAAGTAATAATACAAATCCAATTAAATTTGTTACTACAGAAGTTAAGGTGTTTAGAGCTTCTTATGCTGCATCCTATAAAAATGTAGCAGAAGATGTTTATGAATTGGCTGTTCCAGTAAGAGCTTTAAATCCAGGATTGAATACTAATGTTGCAGCGGGAAGTATTTCAGTTTTATCATCTAATGTTTCTTATTTTACGAATGTTGTTAATAAAGAAGTGACTGCTGGCGGGACAGATAGTGAAACAAACGCCCAATTAACACAACGATTATTAATGGCTTTAATGGGAATTGAAAGAGCTACAGTTCAGGGTTTGGAATTATGGTTTGAAGAACAAGATGGTGTTATTGATGCATCAGTAATTGATGCACAGGATCCTTTAATGACAAGATCGGAATCTGGTGCGGTTGATGTTGCAATTATAGGAACAGATTATGTAGAAACACAACAAATAGAAGTTTTTAATAGATTGAGTATAATTTTAGAAAAACAACCAGTTAAATCTGTTATTTCTATTATAAGTTCTATTAAAGAATATAAAGAAGGAGTAGAATGGGTATTTGTACAAGATACAACTTCTGATTATGCCAAAAGTACTAGAGCACTAAGTAAAATAGAATGGAGAAGTATTGATACTCTTCCTGCAATGGGTGAAAGTGTTACAATAACTTATCAATATGATAAAAAAGTAGAAGATTTACAAGAATTGGTTGAAGAAGATGATAACAGATTTTTAGCAGATGTTTTAGTTAAAAGTGCTGATCAGATTTTCATCGAAGTAGCATTGAGGATAAAAGTGTATTCGAATTTTTCACAACCAAACATTAGACAATCTGTAAAAGATGTTATATATGGTTTTATAAATACTTTAAAATTAGGTGAAGATGTTGAACAAAGTGATTTAGTTTTCGAAATAAGAAAGATTGCTGGAGTAGACAATGTGGAATTGCCTTTTATTCAACTTAAAATAGATGGGCCTGGAACAGGGACATCCGATATTATTATTCGGAAAGATCAATTTGCAAGAATACAATCATCAAAGATTGAAGTTTGGTCAAGTTAATGCGGAGATTTTAAATGCCAGTACAAGAAAACAAAAGTTTTGTATGGACTCATAAAATTACTTTAAAAAATGCAGACGGATGGTTAAGATCTGAACAGGAGAGGATTATTTCCAGGATTATGGAAATATATCCTTGTAATAATTTTCATTTTATTCAAAGATATTCTTCTCATTGTAAAGAAAATGTAGGAAATGGAAAGATAAGAGTATGGAAAACGGCTAATCAAAAAGCCAAAGGTTTGATTTCTAGATGTGAAGAAGCTCTTCTTTGGAGTACTGCAATAATTCAACCAGTGATTGCAGCAATTGCAAGAATACAACCTTCTATAATGGGAACAGCAAACATTGCACTAGGTCCACAAATATTTGGAAATGGCGATATTATTCAACCCCCAAACAAGATTGAGGGCGATGGGAGAATAAGTCCTGTAATTTCTGCAAGTGCTTTAATTTTTCCAGGAATTACTTGTACTGCAAGAATTCCTTATCAAAGATGGTCAATACCTTTAATGAAAGGGGATGCTAAAATAGTTTATACTTCTGAAAAAGTAGTATGTGGAAACTCCAGAATAGTGTTGGGAAATTATCCGATTAACGATGCACAGGGAAATGTTAAAATAGGAAAACTTAGGGGATGTGATTTGAAAGGTGATTTGCCTTTTACTGGATGGCGTTTAACTAGAAATGGAAGCATTGAACATTTGGTGTGGTATATGAGGGGTGTTAAACAAGAAAGATGGGTGCCGAAAGTAACGCAAATTGAAATTTGGTTTAATCCGGTTGCAGGAGATACAAATGGAGAAATATTCAGAGATACAATAGAGGATTTAATGGATTATTACACTTTTGGAAATCGCAGAGTGGATTATATTTCAGATACAAAATTTTCAATGAAGGGCGATTATACTAATCAATTATTTAAAGGAATGAAATTGCAAATCAATTCTCCAGATTTCTGTTGTAAGTTGTTTAATGATCAAATGCAAGAATTGGCATATTTTAAATGGATGATTGATAACTTTCCTTATCAAGTAGCATTATCAAAAATAAACAGTACTAATGCATTGAAAGTAAATGCAAAAATAAATGATGATTTACATGAAGTTATAGTAATAAAATCTATTTTTAATGGAACAAATACTGTAGTGGAAGTTTCCGGAGAGGCAATTAAAGATAGCGATTGTTTAATCATGAGCTGGAGGGAAAGATTTGATAGTGTAGAAGTAGAGAAAGATTACTATCCCTTTTCTACAAATGCACGTATACAGGCGTTTTTACGAACAACTGGAAAAATATTCTGGCTAGTAGGCCCACCAAATCTTCCTGGAAATGAAGAAGATTATGCATATAAAATATTGGATGTGGGAGAATAGGAATGGTAACTTATCAAAAAACAATAGGAGCAGTGTGCAGAGTTTATAATAAATCAAAATCTTTGGAAGATAAGTTTAGTTTTATAAAGGCTTCAACTTCTTCAAAAGTTGTTCAAGAGCCTCTTATTTTAAACATAGCCACGAGGCTGGCCAAATTAGCATATAAGTCTGACCTAAAATGGAATAGAGCAATGTTATTTAAGAATGATATTCCTGTAATTTCTACTTATATGGGTTTTACAACTGTTCCTTTACCAACCAGACAATCTTCTGGTTTAGGATGGAAAGAAACTTTATCAAGTATTGCCAGAGTGGGAGTTCCCTACAAACAATTGTGGTGGTTTAATTCGGCGAATGAAATAGAATTACATCCGAATATTTGGGATATAAGCGCAGTTAAAGATTATTCTTTATCATATAATAAACTTACTCAATATATTTCATATAAACTATTATTAGGGGATGGCGAATCTTGGTATTTGGATTGGCAAGTTTATAACAGAAGAACTTTGGATCAAAATATTAAAGAAGAAGTTGAAGAATTGATTTTTGATGAAATAGGTTTTAATGCCAAATTGATGCATTTTCCTGTTAAGGATCAAAATACAGCTATTTTATATCAACATACAGGAATTATAACAATAACAGTTCCTGTAGAGAATTGGTCATGGAAAGATGAGAAGGAAGTTGTATTTAATTCGAGAAATTATTTAGATACTGCAAGTAGGTATTCTATTTATTATAAATATTATCAGCCAATAGAAGCTCCAGTTATAAATTACACTGTAGAAATTGCACAATCAATAGATGATGGAGAAAATTGGACAGCATGGGAATTAATAGAAAGAGAGTTTTTGGTAGATAAAACTAAAGGAAGTTTGATAAGATTTAGATTAACTATAGATGAAATTGATGATCCGAATTCATTCAGATTTAAATCTTTTTGTGCTAGAAAAGTTAGTACTTAATATTAAAAAGGAGATTTAATGAAAATTAAAATGAAAGAAATTGAAAGATTAACAATGAAAGAAGCAATTGATACGTCCCAAGAGGAGCAGGATACATCGGTAGAAAAAATGCTTCAAAGGTATTTGGGAGAACCTACTAATCTTTGGCTTTATTCAGATTTGCCAATAGAAGATAGAATGGCACTTGCATATCTTGCGGCAGATGAGTTTATGGGCGCAGAGTATAAAGGCGACCAAGTACGGCAATTTGTAGATGCAATTAAGCGGGTAATTAACAAACCAGAAGTTTTTTGGGAACAGATTAAAGAAAAGGATCCTGAGAGGCTTGAGCGTTTAAAGTCATTGAATTGGTCATTGGAAAAAGTAGCTTTAGAGGACATAGGTGTTTATCCGAATTTTGGTGGATTCCCTCGTTTTTGGAGTTATGGTAACGTGCTTGACACAGCAAAAATTTTGGCTATGAGTACAGATGAACCTGAAAAAAGACATCAAGTGTTGTTAATGGTGCCAAAGTGGATGACAGTTTTAAAATTCCTGCCTCCTATAATTGTTCCAGGAAAAACATTACGTGGAAAAGATGTAAATTATGAAAAAACTAAATGGGCTATTGATGATGGAAATCATAGGGTAGTAGCCGCTGCAATAGGTGGTGCAAGATACGTTGTTGCATTTGTAGGAAGAGTTAAAAATAAGGAGACTTTATGAAAATATTTATGAAAGAAGCTAGTTTGGACAGAGCGGATTTTATTGTGGAGGATGTCAAAAAAATACGTCCTGGAGATAAAATTACATTTCATCTGTGGGGTGAATATCTTAAAGGAGTGTTAAAAACAAAATCAGGCAACAGATGGCAAATAAAAGGCGATAATGGGATGGATTATTATTACATTCCTGTTTAAGAGATAAAAATTATGAAAAGAACTTTATATCAGGATGGCGTTGAGGTTAAAGCAGACGATTTAAATAATACTGAAGACCAGAAGTCTATCAGCATTAAAGAAAGGAAAAAATCGTTTACACAGGCTGGTGTTATCTCTGGGATGAGAGTAACGGCTGGCGTAGGGAATACTGTAGATATAAGCTCTGGGATAGGTTTTTGTGCGAACGGTGAACGAATTGAGTCGATCTCTGTGTCTGGAGAGTCGGTAACGTTAGACGAATATAATTTTATTTGTTTGGTTTATAAAGAGACAGAAGGAACACCAAAACCTCATGAAGATTCTGGTATTTCATACAATACTAGAATAGAAGAATCTTATGAAGTTAAAGTTCTTATGGAAGCAGATTATAATGCTTTATCTCAAGAAGATAAAAATAATAGAATAGTTGTTGGAATAGAGAAAAATGGAATAATTCAACAATCTCTGGAAATAAAAGAAGAAATAACCTCTTCATTGATAGGTATTACTGGAGCGGATATATTGAAATTTAGTTATGGAACTCCACATGGAAAGGCATGGTTTTATTATGAATGTCTTTCTGGACCTCCTTTTATAAATCCAATAATTCGTATTAAATACAAAGCTCCTGGAGATAGTTACGGAAGCTTTGTATCTTTGACTTCAGATAATGATTATCTTTTGATATCTAATAATCTATTAAATACTTGTTTGTTGCGGGTTAGATATAAATTTTTACCAAAAAGAAGTGCAGAGGTTTTTACAGAAATAGAAGAATTATATAATCCTCCCATAGAAGGCAATCAATTTTATAACACTGCAACAGGAAGTGCAAAAGAAAAACTTCATAGAAACAAAGATGGTCATGGACTTCCTACGGAGGTTAATCCTCATGGTTTATGCAAAGAGGATTTATTAGGCGGAGCAGAGGATGTGGTGGTTCATCAAAAAAGAATGCATAGTGCAAAAGATAGAACTACAGGGGATATATTTGGAAAAAATTGTATTGTATCACAAAATTATTTTAAAACGGGTTCTACTTCTACTTTAAAACCTTATGTTTATAATGGAACATATATTTACATAAATGAATTGCCTGTTAATGATAGATATTATATAAGAGGAGTTGGTTTTTCTGAAGTTTTCGATACAAATATTCATATTACAGGATCTGGTATTAAATATATAGGTATTTATAATGCAACACAAAAACTAGTTCAAAGCTCCTCGGAATTAGATGAAAATTATTTAAATTTATGTAGCATTTTTTTAAGTGGTGGAAATTTATTAGACTTTATTGATTTGAGAACGTTTGCTTCTCATTCTGATTTTAATATACAGAAAAAAGCTATAACAAAGGAAAAAATTAATACCGCTGCAGTAAGGAATAAACATTTATGGTCAGAGGGAGATAATAGTTTTGTCGATCTTTTGGTGAATGGAGAAAAAGCAGATTCGTTACATACTCATTTTGATATAGTAGAAAAATGGAAAGAAAAATGGTACTTAAAAACTCTGCTAGCAAAGCCTCAAGTTCCTATTCCAGAACCCGATTGTTGTAGAAATTATGATGGGGCTAATTTTTGTGAGGCAGATGATCCAGGAGCATCATTGATTGGAATTACAATGGATCCTGTGACAAATACTGTTAGAATTCCATCAAGTTATAAAACTCCAGGTCAGGAAGTATCTCTCGAACAAGAAATGAGAGGAATAGGAAGAGTTGGAAGAAATAATTTAAACGATGTTCAAGAAGCTATTGATTATTTGGCAAGTTTAATGCGGGATTTAAAAAACAGAGAATTTCCTGTTGCTACTGAAGTTATGAATACAAGCGGACGTGTTTTAAATTTAACTGTTGTTCCTCTGCCCGATGGCCATAGAACTGGAAAATGGTTTGATGGAGAAGAAGTTTTAGAAAGAGAATGTTCATGGATTGTGAGTCCTACTTTTCTATGGGGAATGGATGGTGTTATGGTACCTTGGTGTCTTATCTGTTCTTCTTTTGGATTTGGTACTGGAGGAAATCCGAACATCCCTAAAAATACATGGTCGTGGAATAATTGGGTTGAATTAATGTGGAAATTTATTAATGGAGATATTTTATACGGGCGATGGGTAGTATTCTTTCTGTGCATGGGTGCTGTAAGTTTGGCAACATCATTGGCTTCAGTAGTTTCTACTCATGCAAATTATCATATAATTGGAAGTCATCAGACAAGATTAGATTTTGATAAAAATTACGATTTAGGACCATCAGAGGTACCTTACGGAGGCGATCCTGGATATGTTCCAGATAATGAAAACATACCCAAAAAGTAATATGGAGAATTATAATGGATAGAACATTGTATCATGATGGAATAGAAATTCATGGAGATGATTTAAACAATGCCGAATCTAGTAAGATTGAAGCTCTTAAAGATAGGCGGGAGTTTGTAAAATATGGATCAATAGGATTGTTGGTTACAGCAGGTATCGGAGATACTGTAAACATAAGTGAAGGAATTGGTTATTGTGCAAATGGAGAACAGATAAAAAGTAATGGAGAAACTAGTGTTGTTGTAATTCCAGGACAATATAATTTTATTTGTTTGATTTATAAAGAAATAGAAGGAACTCCAAAACCTCATGAGAATACAGGAGATTCCTATAATACAAGAGTTGAAGAATCTTATGAAGTTAAAGTTCTTATGGAAGCAGATTATAATGCTTTATCTCAAGAAGATAAAGATAATAGAGTCGTTTGTGGAATTTATTATGATAGTACTCATATTCAAACCGGACATGATTTATCAAGAATTCCTATTTCCAGTGTAATTGATATAAGCGGTGTATGGGTTGGACAATATAGTGAAAAGACTTTAGATGGAATAGGATATTTTGAATTTGACAGGTCTTTAATGAGTATACGATATAAAGCACCAAGTGATTTATTGTGGGGTGCATGGGAAATAATAACACCGAGTTGGATAGATAGTGAGAATATAAAGCTAGAATCTTATAATGCTGATTATTGGGTGTATGTAGAAATTTTATCATCTTTATTGCCTGTTGAAAATGCCGATGCAGAGGTTAATGTAAGAGATTTATACAATCCGCCTATTGAAGGTGATATGGAATTGGGTTACAATACACCAACATCTTCTTCAGTGGATAGATTTCATAGAGGAACACATTTAATATATCCACCATCAGTGGATGAAGATGGCGGCATCAGTGAAAAAAACCCGCATGGAATGCATAGCAAAGATTTGACAGGTTATCAAGCCGATGTTCATAGACATCAGGATTTGATGCATTGTAATGGTATTCTTGCAAAAGAATGGTTTTTAACGGGCGAATCAGATGTATTAAAACCAGTTTGTGATGAAGCTAATAAAAAAGTCACAATTACAAATGATTTAGGGATTGATGATTATTATCATATAAATGGTGTGGTATTTGACGATGTTGATGAAACGTTTCCGTGGGAATATACTTTTGGGATAGGTTTGTGGTACGTAGTTTTAGGTCCGGATAAAAAGTTTCATATTTTTGAGGATTCGTATAATACTAAAAAATATATTCCAATTGTTAGGGTGTATTTGAGTTAAACTACTGGACTTTTAGTGTTTTGGGTATTGATGTTATTTTAGAAGTAAGTTTATAATAATTAAAAGGAATTTTTTATGATTAAAAGGTGGGATTCTAAAGCAGATTGGGAGACTTATTTTTCCAAGGATGCTGTTATTATAATAACTCCAGATGGTAAATTAACAGAGGGAGGAAATAGACAAGGACATGTGATCTACCATTATGATTCAGGCATTCCTTTAAGCAAGTGGATTGAGTCAAGGATATCTTGTGAATGTGAACCAATTGTTCCTCCCCATGTCACTCTTGTTCAAGTGACTTTTAAGTTTGCAGAAACTGTGGAGGATTTAACTTTAGCCACTTCTTATCAATATTATGGATGCTATCAACCTGGAGGATTACACGAATTTCCTGTGGATTTGAGTAGTTATGTAGGAAGATGGATTAGTGTTGATTTTAGACTTTTAACAACCGATAATCTTTTATTCAAATCTTATGTTGATTGGATTGAAGTTGAGTATGAGTCCGAACCCACGCCTCCACCAACATTTGAATGTGAGGATATTCGTCCATTCGCAACAATTTGTAAAGATGTGGTTCAAGATAAAGCAATTATTCCAAAGAAAATAGACGATGGTGAAGTACGACAAGAAAATTTATGGGATAGAGGAGATGATAGAACTATAGAAAATTTAGTAAAAGGTGAAACAACTTTTGCTGATGATCTTCATGGGCATAAAGCTATATTGGATATGTATAATATGTGGGCAAAAAGATGGTATTATAAAAAATCTTTATATAAACCCCAAAATCCTCCTGATGAAAGTACATCACAGGCAGGTGCAGATTTAGTTGGTTATAAAGTAAAAAGTAATACAGCGTTACAACCTTCCTGGAATATAGATAATGTAGATGAAGCCATTTTAGCGTTGTCTCTTTTGATGAAAGGTTTAAAGGAAAGAAAATTTCCAACCATTCAAGAAACAATGCATACTTCAGGAAGAATGTTAAATTTGACTTTTGTACCTTTACCGGATAATCATACTAATGGAAAATGGTACGATGGTACAAATGTTAAAGAATCTCAATGTTCGTGGATAGTAAGTCCATCTTTTATATGGGGAATAGATGGAGTTCCAACTCCGTGGGTTTTTTCATGTTCAACATACGGTGTTGGATCAGGAGGGGAATATCCACCTCCACAAGAAGGAACAAAATGGAATTGGGAACAATGGCATTACTTTTTTACAAGAATTATAAATGGAAATATTTTATACGGTAGATGGTTAATTCAATTTCTTTGTGCAGGTACTACAAGTCTTTTCTCTTCATTATTTTTTGTACTTGCTGTTCATGCTAACTATACTATTGTGGGAACTCATTGGTTTGGAGAGGAGGAAGAAACATCAGTTAAAGATCACGGAAGTTACAGAGATGAAAATGGAAATTATATTAATGGTTGGTATTTAAATAAAATAATTGATTATAATAACCCTGATAATCATTATGATTCTGATTGGGTTTTAAATCCCGAAAATCCTACAATTTTTCCAATAGAATAATTAAAAGGAGATGATAAAATGAAAAGAAGCAAATATCAAGATGGTGTTGAAGTTCACATGGAGGATTTAAACAACACTGAAAAAACAAAGGCAGATGCTATAAAAGAAAGACAAAAAAGTTTTACTCAGTCAGGTACAATTGCAGGATTGAGAGTTACTCCTAATACTTTTACTCCTTCTCATATAGATATTGGAGTAGCGGGTCCGGGTGGTATATGTTATTGTGAAAACGGAGAAAGAATAGAAGTACCTTCGGCTGTACTGGATAAACAGTTGGCAGATGAAACTATGGATGTTTATAATTTTATTACTCTTGTTTATACAGAAGTGGAAAGTGATTATAAAGAACATGAATCTGATGGAAATACTTATCCTACAAGAGCAACAGAAAGCTATGTAGTAAATATTTTATCTGAAGCTGATTATGGAAGTTTGTCACAGGAAGAAAAAGAAAACAGAGTGGTTGTAGGAATTGTTCGAGCAAACGGCCCAGGATTGGCATTATCTCAAAATAGAATTCAGACCAGTCTTGAATTATTACCTATAATTACTTCTACGGCAATAGATATTGATGGTGTTTGGTTATTAAGGTTTAGTGATAATACTGAAAGAGGATCGGCTTCTTTTAAATATACTTATTCCAGTGAAAAAAGAGAAATTCAATACATGGCTCCGAATGATACAGATTACGGTGCTTCGGTAACATTGGTCGGAGATGGGGATTATTTATTAGAATCAAATGATACAGATTTCTGGTGTAGAATTAGAATTATTATAATTATGATGCCCACTGCTAGTTTAACAGTATCAACAAATGTTACAAAATTATATGAACCTCCTTTAGAAGGTTCTACAGAATTATATCCAACTCCTACTGCAACTGCAGTAGATAGATTGCATAGAACAAAAATAGGAACAGGATTGCCAACTTCAAACAATCCGCATGGATTGACGTATGATGATTTAACTGGTGGTTTTACAGATGTGACAAAGCATCAAGATTTAATGCATGCCAATGGTATAGTTTCGCAAACATGGGAAGAAACAGGTTCCTCCAATTGTTTAGCATGTTCAATAAATGTTGGAACAGTTTTAGTTTCACAACCAGGAGCAAATGAATTTTATTTTGTACATGGTTTGGGATTTTCTACAATAGAAGGAATTACAAGTGTGGTGTGGAATATAACCGATCCAGCAGGAACATGGTTTATAGCTTTGGGAACTGATCAACAATTGCACAAAAGTTTATTGGCTTTTGATGAAGATGATTATTTAATACTTTGTAGTGTTGATGTGACAGTGAGCGGCGGTAATAGATTGTTAGGAAATTTGGTTGATTTTAGAAAATTTGGAACTACAGCAACAGGAAATATTCAAGATAAGGCAATTACTCATAAAAAGATAGACGATGGTGCGGTTAGACAAAAACATTTATGGGCCGATGGCGATGATCAGACATTGGAAGCATTGGTTAAAGGTCCAAATAGTAATGCTGATCATCTACATTACCACGATGTTGAAGATCCGAGAGATTTATTTTATCTTAAACCTTTACTATATGCGCCCCAATCAACTGAACCAGATGAAGTAGGTTCAATTTCAGGAGCTAATTTGGTAGGTTATAAGAATCCAATGATTGATAAAGAAGGAGAGGATTATGGAGATTTGTTTCCAGAGGATGTTAAAACTATTCAATCGGCCATTGATAAGTTAGCAGCTTTGATGAAAACAGAAATGGCAAGAGAATGTCCTCAAGTACAGGAGATAATGCATTCGGGTGGACGCATGTTAAATTTGACTTTTGTACCCTTACCAGATAACCATTTAAATGGTGGTTTTTGGAAAGATGGAGTTACGCAAGTTTCAGAAGACCAATGTTCTTGGATAGTAAGTCCAGCTTTTGTATGGGGCGCAGCGGCGGCTGCAGTTCCGTGGGTTTTTTGTTGTTCAACATTTGGTTTGGGAGTGGGAGGAGATTTTCAACCAACTAATGATTCGGCATGGACGGGCGATGGAAGCAGCGCAGCTAGTTTTACTGCAGCTTGGAAAAATTGGCTATTGTTATTTAATGCTGTATTAAATGGACAAATTGCTTGGGGAAGATGGTTGATAATGTTGGTTTTTGTTGGTACGGTAAGTGGGATTCTCTCAATTTTTAATGTTTTTGGGTCACATGCAAATTATCAAATTACTGCAACTAATCCAAAACCTATAAGTTAAAAACTAATAAGGAGGAATGAAAATGTTTTATGTAGTTGATAAATATAGAATATTGGCTGAATCTGAAATACCAGTTCAAATGAAAGATTATCCTGACTGTGAATTGATTGAAGGACCTCCAGGAGTATCCATGATAAATTTTGAAGTTTGTATGGAAAAGGGGATTAAGAAAATTAAAACTAAACAAATAACAAATGCTTTTGATATTGATGTATCAATTCCAGGAATGGAAAAAACTGATGGTGCGTATAAAATAAAAATTGGTGGAGAACCAATTGAAATAGAAATAAAAATAAGCGGTGTTCCTTATATTCCACCCCTTTTTAAATTTCCTGAAAATTTTGATCCTGATAAAAATAATATAAACATAGACTGCACTAGAGGAAAATTAAGTACAAATGTTCTTGAAAAGTCTGGAATTATAGAATGGACTCCAGTTGATGAAACAGTAGAATGTTCTATTATTGTAACAGCATTAAACTTTCCTCCAATTCAGAAATTTATAACAATAAAATTGATTTAATGAATAAAAATGTGTATAATATACAGTAGGAGGTGATTATGGCCAAGGGAAACCAGTTGGGGATTTGGAAAATAGAAAAGAAGACAATAAATGAATTATTAGTTTGTATGTCGATTGTTCGTAAAAGAATTAATGATTTAAGCGAAATTCGGAAAGAAGTTAGTAAAAGAGAAAGAAGATTCTTTGGTAATGAAGAAACAGGTGTAGTAGAGCCACAATATGATGTAAAAGAAGTTGATAAAAAGATTACAGATTTGCAGAATTTTTTGTACGAAGCAGATTCGAAAATAAAACAATCAAATGCCAAAACTAAAATAGATATTGAAGCAGATGTGAAAGTGTTATTGGAACCAATTAAATAAAGGTTAAATTTGAGAAGTGCTTAGTTAATGCAGAATAGTTCATATTTTATGGATGAAAAAGCTGAAAACAGTCATATCTGACTGTTACTTTTGGACAGAGATCTCGCCTGTTGTGGATAAAATTTATATAATTTGTTATTTTTTGTTAATATCCTGAGAAAAAGGCGAAGACATTGTTAATTGTTGATCTTTTCAGCCTTTCTGTATTAACTATTTTTATGCGCAAAAAATAATTTTAAAGAAAAGACTTGACATTTTTTAAATTGGTGTTATAATGTTATTATTAAAAGGAGTTTTTTAAATGGGCGGAATAAAACTAGGCATGCCAGTAGGCATGATGTCAATTATAAAAATTCGCAACATGGCGGAGGAAATGCGAAAGGAAGCAAAGGGAAAGGATTTAATAGATTTCGCATCTTCCAAATTTTTGCAAAAAGATTATTATGAAATTCATTTGGAAAAATTTGTGTCGAGACGAAAAGAAGGTGCATACGAGTTTGCTTGTTCGTATGAGTGGATGCCATCTGGAACAATTATGGAGCATTTTTCTGTAGGACATAAAGGACGAGTTCTATTGCCTAATGAAGCCCAATTGTTGGCGATTTTGTTAGGCATAAGAGATAATCGAAAAGCTATACAATCGAAGCGAGGAATTTGTCATTGGTTTCAGCCAGTGAATTTTAAAAAGAGAGATAAAATCCCTCAAATTGGTTTTACAGTTTTGGAAACTGTTGATAATTAAAAATGTAATAAAAAAGGGAGGTGAAAATAAAGTTTAGATGGCAAAGTAAGATGGCAAGAAAACCAAAACAATTTTAAGAGGAGAAAGATTATGCTTAATGTAAAAATGCCAGGATTGACTACCGAGTTAGAAAAAGAAAAGGATTTTAAGATAATAACAATAACAAATGTTGAAGAGATTTTTGACAGAGGTTTTACAAAAGAAGGCATTGCGGCTATTGGCAATAGTTGTGGCATTCCAGCAGGATATTTGAAAAAGTTGTATAAATCAGATAAAGATTTGTTCAATGCTACTATAAAACATTGGATGGGAGTTGAGGATGTTTTGGCTAAAAGAAGTGTAGCCGTTAAAAATGAACAAGTAGCTGGTTTGTGCAAACAAGACAAAATTTTAATTCCTACTGGTAACATGCTTGAAAAAGTTTCAGATATCTTTGATATGAAGGGATGGGATGGTGATTTGGTGAAAGGAGCAATCCATCCTAATGATTCTTTTTTAAGTATTGTATTTAATGATATTCAGAAAAACGCGGCGGAGGGTGCAGAAAAAGGAGATTTGTTAAACGCTGGTTTTTCTATTGTTCATTCAATGCTTGGAGATTTTAAAGATAGAATAGCATCGTATGTTCATCGTCTTGTTTGTACGAATGGAATGATAGTTGATGATGAGCAACACTCTTGGGATATAAGTGATGATACTTTTCCAGATACGGCAGAAGATTATATTTGTCAAGCCAAGGACATTGGAAAGGAACTCATGGATAGATTTATTTCTAAGAAACATATTCTAGTAACAAATCCAGTTTCTGCCATTACTTCAATGGCAAAACAAATGGGGATTGGTTCAAAAGATGTTAATTTGCTTTTACAGGAAATTGGAAGGCAACCTCTTGAAAATATGTATGATGTGTCAAATCTTTTAACATTTTATGCTTCACATCAATCAGACGATCCGTATGAAGTGAGAAAACTTCAAACTCGCATCGGGAATTTAATAAATGTAGATGTTTGTGATTGTTGCCATTCAGTAATCAAAACCATTAACAAAAATATTTAAATATTAACCAAAGTGTAGGGAGAGATTCTCCCTACACTTTTTGGGAGATTTTATTATGGGAAGTGTATCTAAAAGGATTAAAAGAAATATGATAGAAAATAAATATGGAATAAGAACTTCTGTTAGTAAATTGAAAAAAATGAAAAAAGTAAGAGAAGAAAAAGCCAAAAAGAAGGAAGAAGAGATGGCTTTATGGGATAAAATAAAGAATATAGGAAAGGAATAAAAATGAGCTTAAATCTCAATCCAATTGTTTATGAAATTATAAAAATTAAATCAGCAATTGATATTAATGATTTTGATAAGGCGAGGGAAATTATTACCACTATTAAATCAAAACAAGAACTTGTTAAACATTCAGAATTTTTAGAAAGAGTTATTAAAAAATTAGATGAATTGATAGAGAAAAAGCAAATCAAAGAGGTTTTGTGAGCATAAGTGTTTAATTTTTATAGAGAAACTATATAAAATTATTTAAAAAAAGACTGGACTTCCTTTTAATCTTATGGTATAATGTAGAGATAATGTAAGGAGAATAATGAAGGATATTAAGGATATTACTAAATGGGGAAAAGACCACTGGAGTCTTCTTGTTTATGTGGAGACATGTTGTGTTGACACAATTGGAAGGTTAGATAGAATAAGATTGAGTTGTAATGAAGAGAGACATCCATTATTAAAAGGTGAGATGAATCCAAAATGGGATCCCAAATATTGTACGAGAATGAAAGAAGGAGTTATTGATGGGCATGATGATTGGGACTGCCTTGAGGAGTTGGAGGAAGTTGGATTTATTGAAATAATGAGTATGATAAACGGGTATGTTAAAATTACAATACAAGGTAAAAAGATAGCTGCACAATTAAGAAGCCATAAAGCAGACGGCGGAAATTTTGCAAATTTTGTTCCTATCAAAAATTGATGGAGGGAAAAATAATGAAGAAGTTTATTATTTTGTTTTGTTTATTGATAATGCCTTCTTTTCTTGCATCTCCTGGATTGACGAATGATATTGAAAAGGATATTAATAATTTTATTAAGAAAGAAAGAAAAGAATTAATTAAATATGTTTGTGGAGATTATAAAGAAGAGATAGTTTCAGCCATTATCAAGCATGTTCCTCGGGAAGAATGTTTGCATGGAGAAATTAATCTGAGAAAATTATTAATAATTATGGCAAATAAGGAGAGTTCTGGAAATCCAAAAGCGATTAGTAAAAAAGGCGCTGTAGGTGTTTGGCAGATAATGCCGAATGAAGCAGAAAATTATGGTTACGCAGCTTCTGATATGCTTTTAATAGAAAAGAATTTAATTGTTGCTAAAAAAGTTCTTTATCGAAAGGCTCGTTTGGTTAAAAATCCTTGGAATGCTGTGAAATATTATAATGGCAGTGGATCATGTGCGCATAATTACAAGATTAGTATTAAAAAGGCTTACTATAAAATTATTTAAACGAAAAAGATATGAGCAAAATACATATTTTAAAAACTTGGCCTGAAAGTTATCAATCAATTAAAAAAGGTTTTAAAACATTCGAAGTCAGAAAAAACGATCGTGACTTTAAACTTAATGATGTTCTTGTATTACAAGAATATGATCCTAATATGGAATTATATACAGGGGAAATGGGTTCATTTACTATTACTTATATTTTACAAGGAGAGTTTGGATTGCCAA